ATGAGGCAGATAAAATTAAGGCAGATATTGAGTCAGCTGGAGGAAAAATAGAGGTAAAATGATAGAATATTTAAAAGACGCAAAAAAATGGTTAACTGAAACTAAAGTTCCAGTATACGTTTTAATATTAGTAGTTCTAATTTGGATATTGGCGTAAATGCCAGCAGTTTGTAGGGATATAACAGATTTAGGTACAACAGGACATCCTTGTACACCTATTATAGGAGTTAAAGCAACACAATCAACAGTCAGAGCAAATGGTATACCCATTGTTAGACTTAACGATCCTGCTTTACCACATACGTGGCTTGTAGGAATCTATTGTGTCCCACATCCTTTTGCTAAAATCAATCTTGCTTCGGCAACAGTTCGTGCTGAAGGTAAAGGTGTTGCAAGAGTTGGGGATTCTTTTGATTTTGGAGCAATGTTTGAGGGTTCTTCTAACGTAAGAGCTGGCTAAACAGTATAAATAGTTACTGTTATGGCACAAAACAACCAAGCATATTTAAACGATTATACAAATCACGTCAAGAGTACTAGTACTAGGCAGTCTAGGAAATTTAGAGATATAGATTTAGACTTCGGTAGACATCCAATTACTAATGATGTTAATACTGTTGAAGACGCAATAGCAATAAAAAGAGCAGTTAGAAATTTAGTACAAACAAATTTTTATGAAAGACCTTTTCATCCTGAATTAGGTTGTGGTATAAGAGGATTACTTTTTGAAAATTACACTCCAGTAATGAATGTATTTTTAAAAAGAAAAATAGAAGAGTGTTTAATTAATAATGAACCTAGAATCAAATTAACTGGTATTATAATAAATGGAGATTCTTTTGAAGAAGGTTCAGAAGCAGATGATTTGACGGCAGCACCAGGGGGAAATGTAGATGATAATAGATTAGATGTAGAAATACATTTTAATATTATAGGTGTACCAAATCCACAATCAGTTTCAATAATTTTACAAAGGTTAAGATAAGATGAGTCAACATAAACTAGAAGTATCAGAATTAGATTTTGATTTAATCAAATCAAATTTAAAATCATTTTTACAAAGTCAAACACAATTTCAAGATTACGATTTTGAAGGTGCTGGTTTATCTATTTTATTAGATGTACTATCTTACAACACTCACTACTTGTCATACATCGCTAATATGTCAACTAATGAAATGTATTTGGATAGTGCTGATATTAGAAAAAATATTGTTTCATTAGCAAAGATGTTAGGATATACTCCTACATCTCCTAGAGCACCAAGAGCGTCTATTGATGTTGTTGTTAATGGCGCAACAGGTTCGTCTGTTACAATGCAGAAGGGAACAGTTTTCACAACTACAGTTGATACAGTTGATTATCAATACGTGACTAATGAAGATATAACAATTTCACCAGTAAATGGAGTTTATAAATTTGAAAATGTGCCTCTTTATGAAGGAACATTGGTTACATTTAAATATACATATGACACAAATGATACTGACCAGAAATTTGTTATACCTAGTGTTTTAGCAGATACTTCAACTTTAAAAGTTATTGTTCAAACTAGTGGAACAGATACAGCACAAAAGGTTTATACAGTAGCGGGTGGTTATAATGATGTATCAAGTATTTCAAAAGTATATTTTATACAAGAAGGTGTAAGTAATAAGTATGAAATTTATTTTGGTGATGGTGTAACAGGTAGAAAATTAGAAGATGGTAATATTGTAATAATGGAATATATTGTAACTAATACAATAAATTCAAACGGTGCTTCAAAATTTAATTTATCAGGAAATGTTGGTGGATTTACAAACGTAACTATAACAACTGAATCAAATTCTTCAGGTGGTGCAATTGGAGAATCAAATGAGTCAATAAAATTTAATGCACCTTTACAATATGGTGCTCAAGATAGAGCAGTTACAGCAACTGATTATGAAACTATAGTTAAATCAATTTATCCAAATGCATTATCAGTAAGTGCTTGGGGTGGAGAAGATGATGAAACTCCAACTTACGGTGTTGTAAATATTTCAATTAAAGCAAAATCAGGAACAGTATTATCAGATACATCAAAAGCAGATATAGTAACTCAATTAAAACCTTATAACGTTGCTTCAGTAAGACCAATTATAAAAGATCCAGAAGCAACTTCTGTATTAATTACTTCAAATGTTAAGTATGACGCAAAGGCAACAGCAAAAACTGCTGATACTATAAAGGCAGATGTTATTGATAAGTTACTAGCTTATAATACTTCTACTTTACAAAAGTTTGATTCAGTATTTAGATTTTCAAAAGTTACAGGTTTGATTGATAATACAGATGATAGTATTTTATCAAACATCACAACTGTTAAAATAAGAAAATCTTTCCAACCTATACTTTTAACATCTTCAAAATATAGTATCTATTTTAGAAATGCATTATATAATCCACACTCTGGACATATGGCAAGTACAGGTGGAATATTAAGTTCATCTGGATTTAAAATTGATGGTAATGATAACGAATGCTTTTTTGATGATGATGGCGCAGGTAATGTAAGATTATATTATTTGTCAAGTGGAGTAAAATCTTATTTAAATTCAACACAAGGTACTATTGATTATGGCACAGGTGCAATAATAATTAATTCATTAAACATTGCTAGTATATCAAATATTAGAGGCACAACTTCAACAGTAGTTGAATTAACAGTAACACCAAGTTCTAATGATGTTGTTCCAGTTAGAGACCAAATTGTTGAAATGGATATTGCAAATTCAACTATAACGGTTACTGCTGATAGTTTTGTAGGAGGAAGTGCTGAGGCAGGTGTGGGATACACAACTACTTCCAGTTATTAATGACAAATGGCAAAATTTAATGATAAGATTTCTACAATACTTTCTGGTCAACTACCTGAATTCGTAGTTACTGAACATCCAAAGTTTGCTGAATTTCTTAAAGTCTATTACCAATTACTAGAGTCCGCTGAGTTATCAGTAACTTCTGTTAAATCTACAGAAGGTATCTTATTAGAAACAGAAACAGACCAAGCAAATAATTTAGTTTTAAATGCAAGTGCTTTAGGTAGTGCAAGAACACCACTTGACGCAGGTGATAAAATTATTTTTGAAGTTTACTCTGGTACTGAATATGGAAAATTTGAAAGAGGTGAAACAGTTACAGGACAAACTTCTGGTGCAACTGCTGTTTTATTAACAGAAGATTTAGATAGTGGACGTTTATTCATATCGGCTAATAGTAAATTTATAACAGGTGAAATAATTATAGGGTCAAGTTCAAATGCATATGCAACAATAGATAATTATAAACCTAATCCAGTAAATAATATTGCCGACCTAGTTAACTTTAGAGATCCAGATAATGTAATTAGTAATTTCTTATCAAATTTTAGAGATGAGTTTCTTGCAACATTACCAGATACATTAGCAAATAAAGTTAATAAAAGAAGTCTTATAAAAAATGTTAAATCACTTTATCGTTCAAAAGGAACGAATAGAGGACACGAAATATTTTTTAGAATATTATTCAATGAAGAATCAACAACATTTTATCCTAGAGAACAAATATTAAGAATATCAGATGGTAAGTATGATACATTAAAAGTTTTAAGAGCTATTGCTGATATAGGCGATACAACAGAATTAGTTGGAAGAACAATTACTGGTGCAGATAGTGGTGCTTATGCAGTTGTTGAAAATGTTACCAATTATCAAATAGGTGCAGATACAGTTACAGAATTTATTTTAAATAATGATTCTATTCAAGGCACATTTATAATTGGAGAACAAATGCAAGGTTCTGCTTCTGATACAGACGATTGGTATATTAAAGCAACTATAACTGGTATTCCAGGAACAAAAGTAATTACAAATGATGGTTCATTAAATACTACGTCTGATAGTGTTGCAGTTACAGCAGGTGGTATTGGTGCTATATTTAATATTGATGAAATTGGTTCAGGTGGATTATCAGAAGTTGTGATTGATGATAAAGGAGTAAATTATGAAGTAGGTGATAAATTAGTATTTGATAATACTGGAACAAACGGAAGGGAAGCTTCTGGATTTGTAAGAGTTATTAATGGAGGAATTGCTGCTGAAGATTCTGACCAAATAGTTTTAGAAGATGGTACTAATGCCGCTGACCATTATTTCGGTAATAGTATTATGCAAGAAGCAGATACAGGTACAGGAACAATTGAAAAAATATTTTTAATTTATAATGGAACAGGATATACTTCTTTACCAAGGGTAACTATAACATCATCAAGTGGTGCAGGTGGAAGTGTAAGAGCGTGGGGTGATGAAATTGGAAGAATTCTTGCATTAAAAACAATTGAGTTAGGAAAAAAATATCAAGACGCTCCAAGTCCTCCACAATTAGGATTTTATAACAGTTGTATATTAACAGGTACTAGTGGTTTATTTACAGTAGGACAATCTTGTACAGTTCCAGGTGGACAAGGAACAATTGTTTCATATAACCCTTATACAAATGTATTAAGAATTAAAGACATTACAGGTGCATTTACAGAAGGTCAAACATTATCAGCAGATTCAGGTGGGTCAGGAACTATTGCTAAAATTGATGTTGCAACAGCAAATGTCAATGTAGTTTCAATTGCAGATACAGATGGAAAATTTATTAATGAAGATGGTAAACTTTCTGAAGTAACAATGAAAATACAAGATAGTAGATACTATCAAGATTTTTCTTATGTATTAAAAGTTGCTAGTTCTATTGCAGTATGGCGGGACGCATTTAAAAAGACAATGCATACAGCAGGATTCTATTTTACAGGTCAAGTAGATATTACTTCACAACTAGATGTTAGAGGAACACTACCATTAGTTGGTGCTGTTTCTGGTAGAACAGAAGTTGAAATACCATTAATTGCAATTCTTAATACTTTATTCTCGGTGATATTTGGTAGAAGATTAGGAACGATAGATGATGGAACATCTTTAAGAGCAAAACCTCTTGAACCAGGAGCTATTGATTTAGACCATAATACAAATGAACATTTTGAAGCAAATCAAAGAGATTTAACTTTAACAAGACCTGGATTAACAATAGATTATTTGAGTAGAAAAAGGGCAACAATAGGTGGTCAATTTGTTAAAGCTGGTTACGCATATGCTGGACCAAAATGGGGAACACTTAATAAGTATGCAAATACTATATTTAATACTTCAATTGGTGGTACAGGACATACGTTTGAACAATTAAATAATTTAAAAATATTTGGAACAAGAACTAGTTTAGATGGTCAAGGTGGAGTATTCCTAATGTCTTCTCATCCTGAAGGACAGAAAGTTAAAATGGCTCTTGCGTTTCCTTCATTCTTAACTTATAGTAATAATGAGTTTAGTAATACAGTAACTAACTTCTCTCAAACAGGACCAACTTTTGATGATACAACACCGTAAATGATTATAAATAGTAAAGTAATTTAAGGAAGAAATGGCAAAAAAATCAATAGATATAGGATCAGCAGCTAATGACGGAACAGGTAGTAACCTACGTGTTGGTGGTGGTATTATAAATGATAACTTTAATGAAATTTATACTGCTCTAGGTGACGGTACTACTATAGACCAGAATAGATTACTTAATTTAGCAGGTGGTACTGGTATTGATACTACTTTAGTTGGTAATACTTTAACTTTTGATATTGACGCTACAGTTCTTACAGAAACATCAACAGATACATTAACAAATAAATCAATTGATTTAGCAACTAATACCATTACAGGTACTACAGCACAATTTAATACTGCTTTGTCAGGTGATGATTTTGCGACACTTTCTGGTGTAGAAGTTCTTACAAGTAAAACTTTAACTACTGCTACTCTTGGTGGTAAATTGATAAACGATTCTGGTGATATGGAGTTAGAACCTGTTACTGCTAATTTAGTAATTAGAGGTGATGGTTCTTCCCAAGACGCAAAAATTACACTAAATTGTGATGCTAATACACACGGACAGACTATAACAGCACAACCTCATAGTTCGGGTCAAACTAACACAATGTTATTACCAAAAGGCGGTAATTCAACTTTAGTTTCAGAAATTGCAACACAAACTTTAACAAATAAAACTTTAGACAGTCCAGTTATTAACACACCAACAGGTGATGTAGTATCATTATCAGGTTTTCAAACCCTTACAAATAAAACTATTTTAACTCCTGTAATTACAGGTTCTTTATTCAATATTGCAGATGATACATCAACAACTTCTTCCATAGCACAAGGAGATGTTTTTAAAATATCTGGTGGTACTGGTATAACAACAGTTGTAAGTGGTGATACTGTTACACTAACAGCTGGAGGACTTACAAATTCAGAATTAAGTGGTACTGCTGGAATTTCAAATGCTAATTTAGCAAATAATTCAGTTACTATTGGTTCTACAGCAATTGAATTAGGATCAACTGCTTCAACAGTAAATGGTTTATCATTAATAGGTTCTGCTTATATAACAGTTAGTGGACAAAATTCAGCAATAAGATTTAATCACGTAAACTTAGCAGCCTTTCCTAATTCAACTACTTATTCAGGTACACCTGCTTTAGATGAAACAACACTTAAACCTTATATAGCAACTACTTCAGGTTGGGTTGAAATGTTAACAGAAAATTCTAGTGCTGATGATATTTCAAATGTAAGTATGACAGGAATTACTGATGGACAAGTATTGGCTTGGAATTCTTCAACTACAAAATTTGAACCAACAGCTGCCGCTTCAGCTACACCTTTCACAACAGATAAATCACACGTAGGTGATGGTTCAACAACAGGATTTACAATTCTTGGTAGTAGAACTGTAGATAATATTTTAGTATTTGTAAATGGTATTTGTTTAGTACCAACAGACGATTATACATATGCTGGAACAACATTAACTTTTATAACAGCACCTGCCAATAGTGCAGAAATAGTAATAAGATATTTAGGATCATAAAATGGGAATTAGAACAAGAAATAGAGCTAACAATGTAAATGCAGATGGCACACCTTTAACTTTAGGTGCAAGTGTGCAACCAGTTAAAGATGATGTAACAGCTTTGGCTTTAAGAGAAGCAACAAACGAATCGTCTGCTGCTTTCAATTTGCCTAACGCTTTTATAGATACGTTTTCAGATGACACAAATCTAGGAACACAAACTGATTGTGATAGAGTTAGTGGTCATATGACAACTCACGTAACAGCTATTGATGAATTTGTAAGCGACGCTGATACTTTAGCATTATTACATATGAATGGAGCTAACGCTGGAACAGTATTTACAGATAGTTCTTCACATAATAGAACAATAACTAGACGTAATCAACCTACTACAAATACAGGAACTAAAAAATTTGGAAGTGCTGCTGCTTTCTTTGATGGTTCAGATGACTCTTTATCAATGCCTGACCATAATGATTGGGTTTTTGCTACAAATGATTTTACTTTTGAAACTTGGATATATATTAATGTTAATACACCTTCAACTAGAATAGAAATATTAGCACAATCCAAAACAGATGCTACCGATACTGGTGGTTCTTGGAATTGGACGCTTACTCCTAATGCAGGTAATAAACAACAATTGAGTGTTTATCATAGAAATAGTACAACAACAGCAGATGATTTTACTTTTGTAAGTGGTACTGCTCTTTCTACAAGTACTTGGCACCATATAGCAGTTACTAGGGATGGTGGAACAATAAGATTTTATTTGGATGGTGTACAAGATAATTCTGTTTCAATGCCAACTTCTTCTGGTGGTCATTTAATGACTGGTGCTTTAGGTGGTCAACTATGGATAAGCAAAGCACCACATACTGATAGTTATGGTGTTATTAACGGTTTTTTAGATGAATTGAGAATATCAAATAATTGTAGATATCCTGATGGAACAACTTTTACTCCACAACAACGTACAACAGCAACAGCAACAGGAACAGTAATTCAATCAGCAAATACAGTAGATGTAGCTAAAACAAAAGTTGCTGGAACAATGCTTTATAAAGATGGTATTGGAACAGGAGTTCTTGGAACGGATTTAAAAATATATTTCAGTTGCGATAATGGTTCAAACTGGACTGAAGCGTCAAGTTATGATCCTATTACTCCAGTCTATAGTACTGGTGTTAAACAAGTCCGTTTAGGAGAAACAACTTGTACAAGTGGCACAGGAGTTATTTACAAAGCTGTTTGGGCGAACCAGACAGATACTACTAAAGAAACACAACTCCACGGAATAGGAATTAATTACTAATTAGAAAACTTGTATAAATATAGATAAAGGAAATAAGAATGCCAGCAATTATAACAAATAAATTCAGAATACACAACTCGGAACAATTCCAAGAAGCGTTTACTGAAGCGTCAGGAAATACTTTCTATTTAGGTATAGGAAGACCTCAACCATTTGGGACTTCTACAAGAGGAGATGGAAGAACAAATAATGAAGGAACAGACGCATTACCTGTGACTCCTGCAGATAACGAAAATACACAAAATTTTACATATGATGATATGCTTGCTTGTAAAAAAGTAGCAAGTACAAATGCTGGATTTGTAATTCCTAGAAGAAATTGGACGACTGCTACTGTATATGATTATTACAGACACGATTATGGAGAATACATTACTGGAACAACAACAGCACAAACTTCAAATAGTGGTGCTGTTACTTTATATGACGCAACTTTTTATGTATTAAGTGCTGCTAGAAATGTTTACAAATGTTTAGATAATAATAGCGGTGGTACTTCAACTGTAGAACCTACAGGAACATCAACAACAATATTAGCAACTGCTGATGGATACAAGTGGAAATATATTTACACTTTAACTGCTGCTCAACAAGCAGATTTTTTATCAGTAGATTTTATGGCAGTTGGTACAAATGGAACAGTTAATGCTGCTGCTGTAGATGGTGCAATTAATGTAATTAAAATTAAAACAGCGGGTTCTGCTGGTACAGATGGAACACATACAGGTGTTGCAATACGAGGAGATGGATCAAGTGGAGTTTGTTCAGTAACCATTGCTTCAGGTGCAGTTACAGCGGCAACCGTAACTACTCCAGGAACAGGATATACTTACGCATATATTAAACTTGCAGATATAAATGCTGCTGGTGGTGGTGCATTAATCACTACAGAATTAGATTGTATGATTGAACCAAAAGGTGGACACGGATTTAATGCAGTACAAGAGTTAGGTGGATTTTTTGTTATGTTGAATACAAGTTTAGAAGGAACAGAATCAGCAAATTCAGGTGACGTAACTGTTGCAAATGATTTTAGAAAAGTAAGTTTAATAAGAGACCCATTATCAGGAGGTTCTGCTGCTACTGCTACAACATTAAGAGCAACTACAGCTGTTGTTGGTGCGTCTAGTAATTTAACATTTTCAGTTGACGAAAAAATATCACAAGCAAGCACAGGTGCAGTTGGAAAAGTTGTAGAGTGGGATCCAACAAATAAAATATTATATTATATTCAACCAAGACACAATGATGAGGGAATAGATACTAACGGTAATCAGACAGCATTTAGTGGCACAAATATTATTACTGGTGCAGATACAAACGCAACTTTAACACCTGCTACGACAACAGGTACAGTTAATAGTCAAACATTTTCAAACGGATATTCTAGTTCGGAAATTGACCACGGTTCAGGTGAAATAGTTTATGTAGAAAATAGAGCGCCAATCACTAGAGCTGCTGACCAAACCGAAAATATCAAATTGATTATAGAATTTTAGGGGAGTTAAATGCCAAGTCCAACAGATTTTAACTTATCGCCCTATTATGATGACTTTAATGAAAGTAAGAAATTTCATAGAGTTCTTTTCAGACCAGCATTTGCTGTACAGGCGAGAGAGTTAACACAATCACAGACACAAATACAAAACCAAGTAGAAAGGGTTAGTGACCATCTATTTGAAAAAGGTGCTATGGTTATACCTGGAGAAATCGGGTACGACTTAAATTACACTTCAGTAAAACTTTCCGCAAAATCAAACTCAACATTATCAGAATATAACGGAGTAGAATTAACAGGTGCAACTTCAGGCGTTATTGCAAAAGTTGTAGGTGTATCTATTGCTGATGGAACTGATCCAGATACATTATTTGTAAAATATACAAAAACTGGAACAGACAATGTAGCAGTTGCGTTTACTGATACAGAAACTTTAAATTGCACGATTAATAGTTTAGCAGCTACAGCGACTGTTGCTTCAACGCATTCAGGTAGTGCTGCCGAAGTTCAAGCAGGAGTTTATTACATTAATGGATATCACGTTGAAGTTTCAAAACAAACAGTAGTACTAGACAAATATACAAACGAACCTTCATATAGAATTGGATTATTAGTTACAGAATCTTTTGTAACTCCAAATGAAGATGGAAGTTTAAATGATAATGCTCAAGGAACATCAAATCAAAATGCTCCAGGTGCTCATAGATTTAAAATACTTTTAACATTAACAAAACTATCTTTAGCTTCAACAGCAGACGCAAACTTTGTAGAGTTGTTAAGATTAAAAAATGGTATTATTCAAAATCAAGTTAGAACAACACAATACGCTGTAATAGAAGATACTTTTGCTCGTAGAACGTTTGATGAATCTGGTGATTATGCATTAAGAGATTTTGATTTAGATTTAAGAGAACATTTAATATCAGGAGATAATAGAGGTATTTACACTTCAGGTGACGGTGGGGATGCAACTAAAATTGCTGCTGGTATGGGACCTGGTA